GTCCAGACGCACCTCCACCAGCAACTGGGCGTCGCGTGTCCTGGCGCGGGCGGCGTTGAACTTCTCCAGCACGATCGTCTTGTACGTCTCGGTATATTCGTCCATCTCACCGGTGTGGTACTTGTCGAACAACTCTGCAATCTCAGCTTCTTCGTCCTTGGTCGGCTGATGCAGAAACTTTTTCAGGTGCCTGGCACAGTAGGCGTGGGCCAGGGTGCCTTCCTCGGCGAAGGCGCTGCCGCTGTCGGGAATGTGCTCCTCCAGGCGGGGGGCTGCGGTGCAGTTCATCCATCTGTGCGCTGCAGACGGGCTCAATAATGCGTGTGCCATATCAGAACGGTATTCTAATGATTACTCCATCTTCTCCTGCGGTCAGCTCGTCGCACTCTCTGATAAACTGCTCTCGCTTGTCGGCGGGCAAGGCGCTCGGCTTGTCGGCGCCAAGCTCGGCGGCGATATTCTTGAACTGGGACGTCAACTGGCGGTGGTACTTCTTGTACGCCTCGCTGTCGGTCTCGTCCTTGTAGTTCTCGCCCTCTATTCGCTGGCGGGTGCGGTGCATCGCCTCACGGATGTCTTCTTCTGTCAGTTCCTTGGGGCCGTTCTCCACTGCCGAGGCATCGGCCTGCTCTTCCACCTCCGGCGCTGGTTCCTCTGAGGGTACCTCGGAGGCATGCTCTGCCGGCACTTCCTCACGGCCGGGTTCCTCTGACGGAACGGGAAGAGCTGGGGACTGCGCCTCTCTCAGGGGTTGTTCACTCGCCGATGGCTGCTGAACCACCGGCATCTGCTTCTGTCCGATGATGGCATTGACCAATGCCACCAACTCAGGCGTTACGCCTAAGTCCACATGGACGCGAATGTCAAAATCTGTTTTCATAATCTTCGAAAAATATTAGGGGTTGGTTCTATCACTTCCTGTGCGTCGCCACATAGGTGGCCGCACGACTCTCTATCTCACGATCACTGCATACCTTGCTCTCAAGCAACCACGCCTCGAGATCGGACTTGAGAAAATACAGGTGGCGGCATTTCTTGAAATGGGGTATCCTGCGCTCAGACGTCAAACGGTAGATGTGACCCTTGCTCAGACCTGTTAACAACACTGCCTCATCGAGGCTCAGCACCGATTTGGCACCCAACAGCGCCAACGACTCCAGACGATCCAGGCGGGCGTTCAAAGCGCCCAATATCTCCTCACTCATAGCTTATCACATTTCACGTTACGGTTACTCTTGCCGCGCTTCTCGTCCTGGGTGTACCTGGCGGAATCAGCGTAGCGGATCAGTATCAGCGCGACAAACAGGCAAGCTGTACCCGCGCACGCGCACCACATGTTGTCCGATGAGAACAGCAACAGTGCTACAGCCATGAGCACTATGCCGAACATAATTGATGATGTCTTTTTCATATTCACACTTTTTTAGGTTTCGTTTACTCGTTTACACGTTTACCCGGCCATTTCTTAATTCTTAACCTTTCTCGTATGAGAACAAGGTCTCCACGGCAACACCGAAATGGCCGGCGATAATCGACTGGGCCAACGCGTCGGGCTTCTGCTGACCACTCAACCACATGCGGACAGTCAACTCACTACGGTGAGTGATCGAAGCAACCTCCGCCACAAACTCCTGAGCGGGCGTCTTCATCGCCTTGCGCTCGTTGTACAAATCAATGAATGTCTTTTCCTCCATAAACAGTCTCTATTTTTTAGTTAAACTCTTGTTTCTTAGCCAATAAATGAGTATATTTGCATAATCATTTGAAATGAGATAAACAATAATAAATCATATTGCGATGCAAAGATAAGGAAACAATCTTATTAAAACAAGGGATTATCCTTATTTCTTGTATTAATTTAGATTTATTAACATTATAAATAAGGAGGAACCCTTATGACAGGTCAAGAACTAAAAGAAAAACTATTGTCGGTAAATGTGCCGTTCAATGAAATAGCTGAAAGATTGGGCATTACTGCTCAATCACTCAATTCGTGTTTTAAAGGAAAAGACGTGCGGTCGAATACGATTGAACGCATCGCTTCTGTATTAGGTGTCGATATGTCGTTTTTCTACCCCGCAGAGGATGTTGGTCAGAATGCAATGGCATCAGGCAACGGCATTGCAGTCGCCGGCAACAACAATGTGGTAGGCAACGTGGAAATGGAGCCACAGTCTCTCGCCCTCCCCAAATCACTGCCATTTATAAAATATGAACACCTTACCGATTTGCATTTCCCTCTCGACCCCGAGGGCAAATACGACGGAGCTAACACCACCTCCAAGTTTATCGAAAGCAGAGCACAGTTCGTCACAGAATACAGACAGCTGGACGCAATGCCTTATATCCCACCCGGATCAAGCATAGCCTGCAAAACCATCTCCAAAGACGATGTGATAGACAAAGCACTGTGCCTCCTTATACTCAGGGGCAACCCCATAATAAGAAGAGTATCATCTGGACATGACAAAGAACATTACCATATAACCTATGTCAAGGACGAAAATACCATAAAGGAATTACCCAAAAGCGAGGTCATTTCTATACATTGCATCATGGCATACCTCGTTACCTATCCATAAGCCCACGCACATCCCTCTCGCCCCCATGGGCGGCCACCTCACACAAAAAACAACAGAACATGACCAAGAAAGAAGCAATACAACTCTTCGGAGAACGAAAGGTACGAACCGTATGGGACGACCAAGAAGAAAAATGGTACTTCTCCGTCGTCGATGTCGTCGCCGTATTAACAGACAGCCCCAACCCACAGACATATTGGCGCGTATTAAAGAACCGACTGAAAAAGGAGGGAAATGAAACCGTTACAAATTGTAACGCTTTCAAACTACGAGCCGCCGACGGCAAAATGCGCCTTACCGATGTCGCAGACACAGAGCAGCTCTTCCGCATCATACAAGCCATACCCTCACCCAAGGCCGAACCATTCAAGCAATGGATGGCGCAAGTGGCAAGCCAACGACTGGACCAAATGCAAAACCCCGAGCTGAGCATCGACCAGGCCATCATCGACTACAAGCGGCTCGGATACTCCGACAACTGGATCAACCAGCGGATCAAGAGCATCGAAGTGCGAAAGGAACTGACAGACGAGTGGAAACGCACCGGAGTCCAGGGACAGCAGTACGCCAACCTCACTGACATCATCACCAAAGCATGGAGCGGATTCACCACCAAGCAATACAAGGGCTACAAGGGACTGAAGAAAGAGAATCTACGCGACAACATGACCAACCTCGAGATAGCACTCAATATACTCGCAGAGGCCTCAACAACGGAACTGTCCCGGCAACGCGACCCGAATGGGTACGGTGAGCAGGTACACGTGGCCAAAGAGGGAGGAAGCGTAGCGAAAGCAGCACGCGACCAGCTCGAAAGTAAGCTTGGGCGATCTGTCATCTCGAAAGAAAAGGCCAGCGACTACCTGCCGCCTAACAACACCGCAGAGGAAACAGAGAACGACGCGAAAGCCTAAACCGCAACCTCACGGAATCTGACAACACAATCACACCCACGCGCACGCGAAGCGGTCATTGACTTAGTGAGACTACCGTCCTCTTATTTAAATTTTTCGGCAAATTGTTTAATAAATCAATATTTTATTATACTTTTGCCATGAATTTTTTAATAAGAGATATATGAAGAGTTTTCATGCAGGAGATTATGTCAGCCAAGGGTGGTACAATAGCTACCATCCAAATCCCATAAACAGGAATTGGCTTATTGACGACATGGAGATAATCAATCTGTTAAGCAAGGCTGATAGGGTTGTCGGCAGACTTGATATGTTTTCTGAATATGTGCCGAATATTGAATTGTTCATAAGCATGCATGTTTACAAAGAAGCGACAAAGTCTTCCAACATTGAGGGAACACAGACTAAAATGGAAGAAGCACTCCTTGATGAGGAGGATGTTCCGCTCGACAAACGTGATGATTGGGCAGAGGTACAGAATTATATAATGGCAATGGATGAAGCGATTGGCCAACTCCAAACCCTTCCTCTGTCTTCGCGCCTGATACGTGATACGCATAAGTTACTGATGAGCGGGGTCAGAGGCAAGAATAAATACCCTGGAGAATACAGAAGGTCACAGAACCGGATAGGTGGTACAAGTCCGACAGATGCTGTTTTTGTTCCTCCTGTATTTGGTGAGATACCAGAGCTTATATCAGATATTGAGAACTTTATACACAATCCTTTGTGTGATTTGCCTGATTTGATAAAAATCGCCCTCATACATTACCAATTTGAGACTATCCATCCTTTCAGCGATGGCAATGGGCGTGTCGGGAGGCTTTTGATTACATTGTATCTTGTCAGCAGAGGTGTCCTTAAACGCCCCATCCTTTATCTGTCAGACTTCCTTGAAAGCCATAGGCGGAGCTACTATGATAAGATTATGGGAGTAAGGTTTGGCGATGATGTGGCCAGCTGGGTAAAGTTTTTTCTCGAAGGAGTAATTGAGACCGCAGAGAAAGGCACGAATGCCCTTAATGACATTATGATTCTTCAAAGAGAATACGAAGAGGAAATAAAAGGAATGGGCAGCCGTTCTGCAAATGCCCTCAAACTAATAGATTCTCTATACCAAAACCCCCTTGTCGATATAAAAAGGGCGGCGTTAATAATCGGACAATCATTTCCAACAGCAGGAAACTTGATAGAAAACCTTACCCGAAAAGGAATACTTAAAGAAATAACAGGAGGGAAAAGGGGCAAAAAGTATGTTTTGTCCAAGTATATGAATATATTTTTGAAATAGGATAGACATAGTGCATATTTCCCACAATCACTCCAAGCGGTAGTCCTCACAAGGCCTGCCGCTTTTATTGTGCGCTGAAACCAAACAAGCAACGATATGCAGACAACAGACAGCCAGCAAGTGATCAGACGCTTCTTCGAGGCGCTACAACGCCTCAAGGCCGACAAGAAGATACGAGGCAAGCAGACATTCACCAACCGACACGGCATCAACCGCTGGAACATGAACACACTCGAGAAAGACCCGGGCAGAGACATCTTCCAGGCAGCATGGCTCACATACCTCGTCCAGGACTACGGAGTGTCACCGGAATGGCTGCTCACCGGTCAAGGGGACTTTTACTCGGTGACTCAGAACCCTCAGAAGGACTGAGCACCGACGGAATCATCGACACAGCGGCCTGCTTGGCCTTGTCAAGCACCCTGGCGTACAGCTGCGTCGTCTGCACTTTCGTGTGACCCAGCAGCTTCGACACCGTGTAGATGTCAGCACCCACATCCAGCATCATCGTCGCGAACGTGTGGCGAGCGCAGTGGAACGTGATTTCCTTGTTGATGCCCGCACGAAGCACCCACAGCTTGATGGCCGTATTGGTGCACGAAGGAGAGTGCAGACCAGTGAACACATGGTCATCAACGCCGCCACGCTCGCCCATCAGAGCGGCAGCCTCACGAGTGATATCCAGGTACTCCTGACCGCCCGTCTTCTTCTGCCTGAAAATGATGCGCGTGAACTCACCCTGCTCATACACGTCGCCCCACGTCAGGCGCACCACGTCGCTCCTGCGCAGACCCGTCAGACAAGAGAACAGAAAGGCAGCCTTGATTCCCGGATAGTCACACTCCGTACCGGCAAGCCTCCTCACCTCATCTACCGTCAGGTACATCCGCGTGCCCTCCTCAGCCTTGAAGCCATCCACACCACGAGCGGGGTTGGAAGCAAGCACTCCCTCCTCGACAGCCTTGTTCAAACATGCCCGCAGCTTGTTGAAATACGACACCTTGCTGTTCTGAGACAGAGGCCTGTCCTTGATCTTGTCGCGGAAGTCATGCGACCAAGCGCAGGCCTCCCTGTCCAAGTAGTCCCTGAACCCCTGGACCCAACCCTGAGTGATCTCGGCGAACGTGATGCCCTCGCGCCTCTCATACTTCCTCAGATGGTGGTAACAAGAGTACCAGTTGCCCCAGTTCCCGCGACTCTCGGCCCCCAGGCGCTTCTCGCACATCGACCTGTAGTAGTCGAAGAAGCGGACATCCGACGAACGGCTCACGAAACCGTACTGGCCGTTGCGCAACTCAACCACACGCTTCGCCCTCACCGCCTCAGCCAACTGCAGCGTCTCGCGGTTCTTCTCCTTGTCCTTGCGTGTCCGCTCCGGCACAAGGTACATCCTCAGGTACTCATACGTGCGTCTTCCGTCCACGTAGATGTCGAGGTAGAGACTGATGTTCCCAGAAGGCATACTACGCTGCCTCAGCCTCACAGGTTCCTTTGACTTTCCCATAACTTCTGTTGTTTATTCTTGTTGTTCGTTTTTGTTGCTAATCAAAATCCCAGCAACAAAATAACAACAAATCAGCAACAAATCAAAACAATTCACAAAAAATAACGCTTGTTTACCCGACTTACCTAAAAGTCTGATAAACAAGCGTTATTTCGCAGCGTTTATATTTGTCTTATACCTGACTTAACAGGTCGCCAACTCGACTTATTTTCCCTTCCAGAAGTTCTCAAGCTTCTGCTGCTTTTCGAGCTGGGCTTTGTACTCGGCATTGGCCTTGTCGTACTCGGCGGCACGACGCTTCACTTCGTTGATCTGGCTGATGAGACGTG